CCGGCATAGTAGTCCTTACCGCAAGACTCTCTGAACCTTCCGGTCCAGTAAGACTTGCCGACATTAACTTTAAGCCCAAAAGCTTCGAGTACGTCGACAACATCAAGCACTGAACTTTTGGGGGCGATAATATCGTCACCAAAAGTGCGTACCTCCCCATTCAGGGCCTTAAGGTCCTGTCTGGTTAAGTGGCGATTGAGCTTCCTTTCTACACCAAGAAGAGTTAGGGTGATAAACACCATTGACTCTACTGGGAAGCAAAGAGCTGAACCCATAGACGCGAACTTGGCAAGCCTAATAATCTTGCCATTAACGTCAGCCTTACGTGACCTGCTTGCATCAACGGCCTCACCAAGGTGAGGCCATCGATCAAACATGGCTCGCACAAGCTGATTGGAAACGCGGTCAGACGCTGCACTCAAATCAAGTGTAGCGAGATCCGAATATACGGATCCTTCATGCGCCAGGAACTGATTAGGCTCCTGGTCATTGAAACTGATGAACATTGACGAGATGTCATCCTCGTGAATGAACTCAACGAATTTCTCAAGAAGACCCTGCTGCACATATTGCATGTGAACAGGCTCAATTGCGATAATCCGAGGCGTTTTCAACGTTTTAGGAACAGTAATAACCCGAACGGGTTTTTCTGCTCCGGGCTCCAGCCAGTTAAGGGATTCGCTGTTAGCGAGACCGTATCTGCTCGAGAGAAACTCTCGAGCCGGGAACAAATGTTCCAGTCGGTCGGTCCAGGTTGACCACTCAAATTTACGATTTCCGATCGTACGATCTTGAGTGGTACCAGGTCCATGCTTTGGAATGATGTTACCAAGATAGATCTCACGATCCATCTTAGAAAAAACATCACGGAAAACCAAAGATGAGACTCTCTTAAAGTCCTGATACATATCAGGAGTTCTAAGAGAATCTGCAACCTTAACTGCATGTTCAGTCTCAATAAACTCGACAAAAGCAGCGTTGGTCCGCTCGGGAGAGCATTCCAACTTAATCTTCGCGAACATCAGTGTGAACTGACGAATCGCTCGGATAGCTTGGATATCGGGTTTAGTGAGCAATCGTCCACTAGGCCGATCGAAAATGAGATCAAAGAAACCTCCGAGGAATCGGGGGAGACTGCCTTTTCTCGAAAAACCGAGAAAAAGGTCGTGACTGACAAAACCTTGATCGAGACTTTTTTGGAAGTCTTTACCAAAGTTTGCCAAGGTAATCGTTAAAAACGATAACCCCTCATTTTCAACACGCGACTTGACTGTTTTCAGATCAAGTCGGGTACTAGTGCCGCACCAGCTCTCAATATCATTGAGAACCGACTCGCAGAGTAACATAAGGCTTTTCAAGCCTCCTCCATTCATATTGGGGGTGAGCTTCCATAGCCATATGCTTTACGAACCTCAGTGCTTTCGGTCACTACCCATCTTAAGAGCGTTAGAAACGATCAAAAGTGGGAGAATACCGAGAGTCACTGCGGCGCCCAGAATGAAATAAACAAATTCATTCATCAGACTCGTCCAGCCTTGAGAAGTCGCTAGTGTCGAGAACTTAGTTCTCGCCACCGAGCAGCTTCTTGAGCTGGGCATTCGTGGACGCGGTGAGGTAACTGGCAAGGCCAGCGACCGCCGCAGTCTGCTCCTCGATAGTGTAGCCCTGCTTGGGCACATCGATGACGACATAAGCCGACATCGAAACGCTATCGTTCTGACCAGCCACGAAGGGATCCGCAGCGATCTTGTTAAGATCGACGCGGATCACCCGGCGCGTCCGCTTCCCATAAGTAGAGGAAACGGACAGCTTCTGGGTGTTGTCGGCGCTCTGGAAAGCTCCAGAGTTAACACCACTTGCAACGCGCGGAAGCGTCGAAGCGGTGGTGCCGACAACGGTAATAGTCTGAGGATCGGCGAAAGCCATGGCATTACTCCTATTTATTATTAAATTAGTATTTAGTTGTACTCTGTCTTAGAACAGAGTTTTCGGAGCTCGGGTCATACCCAAGCTGCCGAGAATAGCCCATTGCTGAGCCGAGAACGAGTCGGGGTTGAGACCGAACCCGTAGGGAGTTGCCTTAACTCTCTGCTTTCGTCGAGTGATGAAAGCAGTGGTGATATCACCAAACCGTTGACCAGTTCGACTGGTCAGGTTATGAGAGGTAATGGTTGAGTACTGTGTGGTTTCACACATTACATAGCCATACTGCAACAATTGGCCATCGAGAACGGCATGAGTGGCGTTGGAAATAATATCCCCAACATCACTGAACCAATCTACAAGCCAACTCCATGGCATCGCAGCCCAGAGGGCCTCAGCATCTAGGCGAGCGCCTAGAAGATGAGCCATAAGCTGAGATGTTCGCTCTATCCGGCCCCACTGAGAATCAGTGGAAGCCAGATGGTACCGAAAGGCACCACTAAACCAAATTTTACTTTGGGTAGAGAGCGTCCGCGATGCTGGTGCTTCAACAAACATTTCAGTAAGCTGAACGTTTGATCCTAGCTTTGCCCATGTTGGGTAAGGCACAGGAGTCACACGATTAGCCGGGTACGCAGTACCCGGCGGCGTGGTCCAGTTCTGAACATCTGATTGAAGCGGGAAACCATAACGCCTCCTAACAACTTTATCGTTGTCGCGCTGAAATTGATCCAGAATCTTCTTCTGGTTAACAATAGCAGACGCAATGGAGCGAATGTCTGACAGAGTCGGCACAAGACCAAAGACGTAATTAAGGAATTCTTCGGGTCCCACTTTAGTGAGATCCTTGAAACCCCTTGCGCCTTTGAGTGCCTTCCCTGGCATCTTCGGAAGACCGTCCCTGAGCTCAATGAGCGCAGTGGCGATACTCGCGTTGGACTTCGTCGGGGCAACCTTGGCAATAGCCTTGGTACCCCAATCAGGAGTGAGATCCGGAATAGTAGGTCCCCAAAGGGACGTACCTTCTCCGAGATCAAAACCACCCTTGAACCCTAGAGCTGTCGCATCAGTCTGGCCCCCATGAAAGAGGGGGCCAATATAAGTCTGAGGCGTAGCTCCTGAATTGAAGTCGACCCGTCTAGGCCTGAAACGATCCCAAGGGACCATTTCATGCTTGACAGAGTCGAATTCATGCCCAGAGTCAGGTTGAACCTGACCAGTTAATTCCTGGATGGCGGGAACGTCACCAAGAATTGAACTAGGCTTATCGGGAGACGAAGACCGGTTTGATCTAAAAGATCGAACCGAATCCCTATATCCAGGATAACGCTGGTTTGGCTCCTTATTAACATCAGTATACTGATGGGGAGGGACCAGTGCATCTAGAGTATTGAACTCTGGATGAGCAGGCACAAGGTGAGTGACCCGAATATTCGGAACACCCACTGCCTGCCGCGTATCTGTATAATAACCAACCATGGATTCCCTATAACATATTAAATTATAGCCAGGCCTCGGATGCACTGCATTGAGGTAAATTTAAACTGGCAGAGACCGGATCTCAACCCGGCGGCATCTAAGTACCAGGGAGGGCCCTAAGGGG